TCTACCGCCTGAAGCCATTGGTATTTGTTCAGGGTACATTTCATACATTTTTCTTTTACGTTCTTCTTCATCTAATCCCATTTGAGCCATTTGTCTTTCAAACTCTTCTTGTGATGCTATAACACCTTGTGCTCCTGCTGATGCTCCTGCTACCATTCCACTAGGAGTCATTGCTGCTCCTGCTAAATTTTTCATGCCTTCATCAAATCCACCACTAAACATAGTATTAAGAGATTGACCTGCACTTGTACCACCTGCTCCTGCTGCTTGTGCTGCTGCTTGCTGGCTTGCTAAAGTTGTAGCACCAGTATCTGCAACACCTGAAGCAACTTGAGATGTTGCTATTTCACTTGCTAAATCTGGATTAGCTACATTACTTAAAGCTTTAGTTCCCATACCTGCTGTAAGACCTGATAATAATGCTTTAGAACCAGAGCCACCTGTTTGTGCATATGTTGCTAAACCTGCTCCTATACCTGCCATAGCTCCTGCTGATAAACCTGTTCCTGCTAAAATAGTAGGAGCTAACATTGAGCCTAATACAGGTGCTAAGAAAGGTAAGAAAGCTTCAGGCTGTCCTGTTTCTGGATTTACAGTTAAAGGTACAGCAGATGCCAGTCCTTTTACTTCAGCAGGATTAACATGAAGAAGCATAGAATCGCCAAAACGACCTTGAGCTGCTACATTTTTAGTTTGTTGTTGAATGTCCATTACCTATCTTCCTCTGTTGTTTCGCAACCAAAAAGACTAAAGCTTAAGTGTTCTGCACTTGCATACACTTTTACTACATCTGTTTGATTTAATGTTATACCAATTACATGAGCTTGTGTTGTATTTGATGTACTTGTTACATCATAAAACAAATACTCTTTATTACTTGTTGTAGCTCCTGCTACAGATACATTTATTCTATAACTATGATTACTATTATTTCTATTGCATATAACTATAGAACTTATAGTTGTTTGAGTCATATCAGGAACTGTATAAAGAACTGTTTCAGTTGTTGCAGCAGGTGCTGATTGTCCTAAGACTTTTAAATTATCAGACACTTTTGCCTCCCATTAATAAAAACTGATGTCTTTTAATACTTTTACTTGCTACAACACTTTGCATTTTTTGTAACTTATCTATTTCTATGGCTAAATCTTGTACTGCTTGTTCTATAATTCTTCTTGTAACTGATTCATCTGTCGTATTATATTCTTGTTGTGCTAAAGGTAGTGCTATTGTTTTAGGATTTGCCATTATCTTTTACCATCTGGTCTTATATCTAATCTTAAATCACCTAGTCTCCAACCATAATCAGCAGATGAATTAGATACTTTAATAGCACATTGCCTACTTCTTGCTCTTGTATTTGTAAATGTAGAGTCTGGAGTTACTGATACTGTTGATAAAGTAGACAAATCTTGTAATGGATAATCTCTACCTTTAATCGTTATTGTTACATCATCTGTATTAGATTGTTGGTCCCTAAATTCTATATCAGGTATTATTTTATTTACCGCCATATATTTTTCTCCATCTGGGTCTAAATCAAAATCACTTGATTCAATATATGCAGTAAAGTCACTACCATCATTACCATGTCCTACTTCATGTGCAAATAAATAGTTATTATTATTTGTACTACTATTTTTACTAGCTGCTATAGGATTATTTAATATATGAGCTTCATCCCATGCGGTTCTAACAAAATCATCTGTTGTAGTGCCAATAGACCAAACTTGTTCTAAATAGTTATACATTACATATTTATCTATTTCTAAACTATCTCCTGATGGATAGAACCACATAACTTCATTAGCAATATTATTAACTGCACCAAACACTTTAAATGCTTGACCTTGGTTTAAATCACTTAATACATAATCTAATACAGTACATGGTAATCTTTGAGCACTACCTGCATATGTATAAAATCCGCCATTATCCATAAAATAAACTTGGTTATTAGCATTAACTGCTGCATTAGGAGATATTAAAGATGGACCATTAGCAACTTCATTAAATGAAAATACAAATGGTGCTCCTACAAATCTCATAGAAACTATACCTACATCAGTCCATATAAGTATTTCTTGTCTTGTTCTTAAAGCTCCTATTATTGTAGAACCCATTGATAACTGTACTCCACCAGCTTGATTGGTTGCTGTTGGTGTCCAATCAGTAATACTTTCTGTATCTGAAAATCTAACTAATAAAGGGTCTAAATTAGAAGAACCTATAGGATTACAACCAAATGCTATAACATGCTTATCTACGTCTGAAAGCATAATTTGAAATGTTTTTACTGGTACGTCACTAGCACCACTTAAACTTGTAGCATTTACTGCTCTATTATCAGCACCACCAGATTCATCCCAGTAATAGATACCACCAGCTCTAGGATTTAATATAGTATCATCACCAAAATTATCTATTGACCATAATCTTAACTGATTACTTGATGTTAAATTACTAGTAGAACCCCAGGTATTTGCACCCCATGTACCTGCACCCCAACCTGTAGATTGTACATATACATCTAATCCAGAGTTTAATTGATAAGCTCCATCTACACCAGAACCACCATTACCAGTATCACTAGAATTAGCTGTTGCTGTAGCTGTAAATGTATAAGTATTATTAGTAGGTACTGAATTTATTTGATATTCTTGATTTAAAACTGTAGCTGTTATATTACCGCCTAAACTAACTGCTTGACTAAATGTAACAAAATCTCCTGTAACTGCTCCATGAGAAGCATCAGTTGCTGTTATAGTAGTGCTGCCATCAGTAGCAGAAAAAGTAATAGCATTAGTCGCTGTTTCTCGTATGGGGGTAACATCATTATAACTATTTCCTTCTAATACATAAAATTTTTGATGTGTTCCTAAAGTAATATAATCTGTACCTACAGAAGCTTTGTATGGATATATTTTTCTACAGGTGCCTATAAAACTATTTGTACTTTGTTTTTCCCATCCACCTATTCTTTCAGGTCTACCTTTTCTAAATCTAACTTTATCTGCATCAAACCAACCACCTTCGTTACTATAATTAGTACCTTCTTTGTTTATACCTGGTTTAAATACATACTTTCTTAATGGCATTATTTATACCTCATGCCATTCTTTGCCTTCAAAAAGTAAGGCTTCTGCTTCTCTTCTTCTGATAAGTCCTTGTAAAACTTTACCACCTGCTTTATTCCAGCGTTTTATTTGAGCTGGAACATCATCATATTCTTTATTGTTTAATACTTTTAACATAGTAGAAGCTTTTAAGTTAGCTGGACCTAAATTAAATACCCAAGATACTAAAGCATCAAATTGATTTTGTTTTAAATCAACAGTTATTGCATCATTTATATAACCTTCATACTCTTTCATTTCATGTAAAAGCAAGTTATCTGCCTCTTCTTGAGTAATAGAATCGCCTTCTTTAACGCCTTTGGTAGAGCCATATCCTATTGTTAAAACTCCTGCTGCACATTTATATGCTTCTAACTCACAACCTTCAAATTTTTTAATAAGGGATAAACCTTCTTGTGATATGTTCATACTTTTATTCCTCTTTTGTTGTAGTAACTTTTCTATAATAGACGACAACTTCTTTAAGTTCATTTATATACCTCTTTAATTCCTGCATATTATATGCCATCAACTCATAATCAGAGACTGACATAGCAACAAATACTAACTGTCCTTGGTCTTTTTCTATTTGTACTAAAAATTCATCAATGTTTTTATTTGACACAACATACCAATAAGGGTCTTTTAAATCTATTTCCCTTGGCATTATAGGTTGCACTATAGTTTTCTCTATAGGTTTAGATATTACTTCAACCTGTTGTTTACTTGGTATCAGACTGCAACTGCAAGCCATCATCAAGACTGTCGATGTTACGACTATCTTCTTCAATGCTATCAAATACATCTTTAGTTCCTTTGTTAATACGAGGTTCAATAAGACCAGGTTTAGCTGATGCTAGTTTAGTTAAATTATGTCGTTTAAATATGTCAAGGTATCTTGACATTTCTTGTTCTATTTTTTGATTACGACTTTGAATTTGTAACAAACTATTTGTTTGCAAAGTAAAATCATTTTGCAATGATTCTATAGCTAATTTTTGTTCTTGATTTCTTAGTTTAAAAGCTTGATTAAGAGCAGATAGTTTAGAGTTTTCATTCCATAACAAATAGCTACTTAATACTAAAACTACTATTATTCCAATTAAAACTTTACTCATCATTTCCCCATGTGTATACCTGTAATGGTTTAGTTCCCTCC